TATAGATTTTCAAAGTTTCAGTGGTGTTGATGATTTTAGAGGAAAAGTAAAAGCACTAAAAGTTTACAAAGAAGCATTAGCAGACGTACAATTAGAAGATTTAACAACAATATAATTATGAATATTTACAAGACAGTATTTGATACAGAACAACAAGGTAAAGACGTTTTAATACAGAAAGACGTTTGGGCTGAGGTAACAGAAGAGGGTGTTACAACAATGCAGTATATCAATGGAACAAAGGCAGTTGTTAATATTGGTAAGGTTATAGACCCTGCTAAAACAACAGATCCTGAAAATCCTGTATACTACCCAGGATGGGCTTATGACATCATGAGTACAGATGACTTAGACTTCGGAAGTAACGAAGTTTACCCAGGTGACGCTTCAGCGCATCAGTTCTATGGATTTCCTAGAAATGCAGAAGTTCCACCACCACCTGTAGAAGAAGAAGTAATTTCAGAATAAATAGTGTAACTATATACAAAAATAGTAATTAAATTTAATCAAAAATGGGAAAAATTAAAGAAGATCAGTTAAAGAAAGTAGTAAAGCAGCAAAACGAACTAGCTAGCGTGCTGGGTCAAATAGGTGCGTTAGAATCTCAAAAGCATAGCTTACTTCATGCTATAGCTGATATGAACATCAAGATAGAAGAGTATAAGGCTGAGCTAGAAGAAGAGTACGGTAAAATATCTATAGATTTGTCTACCGGTGAATACACTGAAATAAAAGAAGATGAGTAACATTATAAGAAAGATTAGCATAGGTTCTGACTATAAAAATGATGCAATGCATTATTCTATAGGTCAAGAAGTTTATGGTGGTCACAAGATAGCTTATATATTACTAGACGAAGAAGATAATTCTTATAACATACATATAAAAAAGAACAATGAGGTATTGCCATGGAAGAAGTTTAATTCTAACATGGCTATATCTATTGAGTATGATCTTCAGTATTGATGAGAAGTGTATATGACTTTATTGTAGAACCAGTAGGAGAAAGATACGACAACGAGTTAAAAATAGGTGATAAGAAATTAGTTTTAAATTCTAAGATAGAAAGTCACAAATTTATAAATAATAAAGCTAAAGTAATATCTGTGCCAATAGCCTTTAAAACCCCTATAAAAGTGGGTGATGAGGTTATTATTCACCACAATGTATTTAGAAGATACTATAACCAAAAAGGTAAAGAGGTAAATAGCAGTAAGTACTTTAGAGAAAATAAATATTTTTGTCAATTAGATCAAATATATTTGTATGGTAGAGATAACTCGTGGAAACCTTTTAACAATAGATGCTTTGTAGCACCTATAATTAATAAGGATGAGTTAGAGCTAAAGAAAGAGAAAAACCATATTGGAATACTAAAATATGGTAATAGTTCCTTAGAAGCTCTTAAAATAAACAAAGGAGATGTTATAGGCTTTACACCTAACAGCGAATTTGAATTTGTCGTTAACGATGAATTATTATATTGTATGAAATCAAAAGACATTGTAATTAAATATGAGCACGAAGAAGACCAAGCTCAGTATAATCCAAGCTGGGCAAAGAGCAGTTGAGGAATTAATTAAAGTAGCTAAAGAGCCTATAGTAGATTCAGGTGATGATATAACTGCTGATAGATTAAAGAATGCTGCGGCTACAAAAAAACTAGCTATATTTGACGCTTTCGAAATACTAACACGTATTGAAGAAGAAAAAGGTATGTTAAATGAAAGCGAGAATACTAAAGAAAAATCTTTTAAAGGTTTTGCAGAAGGGAGGTCTAAATGATGTACGAGCAAACATTAGTAAAAACACTTGATGATTACATTAAACCTGGTATTATAAAGAAAAATAACAGGTATAAAAAATGGGATTATGGCTATGATGCTGAGCATGATATAGTTATAATAAGTAAAGATGGTACGTTAGGTGAAATAATACAGATACAAAATCTAGTCATAGGTCTGCCTTTAGAACCTGAAAATATATACAAGCGTTCAAGAAAAAAAGAAGAGCAAAAATGGGAGAAGTTAGAATACCCTAAAGAGCTTTCAAAAATAAAGAGTGTATTTGATTGGGAGAAATACCCTAGCGCATTTAAAGAAAAATGGTATGATTATATTGATGAAGAGTTTAAGAGAAGGGAGCAGGGTTTTTGGTTCAAAAACAATGGTAATGGTAATTATATTACTGGTACTCACTATATGTTCTTGCAGTGGTCCAAGATTGATGTTGGGGCGGCAGACTATAGGGAATCAAACAGATTATTCTTCATCTTCTGGGAAGCTTGTAAAGCAGATGTACGGTGTTACGGAATGTGTTATCTTAAGAACAGACGATCAGGTTTCTCTTTCATGGCATCAAGTGAGACGGTTAACCTTGCAACAATATCCACAGATTCAAGATTTGGCATTTTATCAAAGTCCGGGCAAGACGCCAAAAAGATGTTTACTGATAAGGTCGTACCCATCTCAGTTAATTACCCCTTCTTCTTCAAGCCGATCCAGGACGGTATGGACAGGCCGAAGACCGAACTCGCGTACAGAGTACCCGCGTCCAAACTTACAAGAAAGAAACTTGATGAGGGTATCGCCTCAGAGGAGAAGCAGGGTCTCGATACAACGATCGACTGGAAGAACACCGGGGACAACTCGTACGATGGTGAAAAACTAAAGATATTAGTACACGACGAGAGTGGTAAATGGGAGAGACCAGATAATATATTAAATAACTGGAGAGTTACAAAAACTTGTTTACGTTTAGGTAAAAAAATCGTAGGTAAGTGTATGATGGGTAGTACATCGAACGCTTTAGATAAAGGTGGTGCTAATTTTAAAAAATTATATTATGCTTCAGACGTCAGGGAGAGAAACCGCAACGGGCAGACTAGCTCAGGATTATATAGTTTGTTCATACCTATGGAATGGAACTACGAAGGATTCATCGACGCTTATGGCTTACCTGTATTCGATACACCGAAAGGAAAAATACTAGATCCAACCGGTGATATAATTACAACAGGAGTAATAGAGCATTGGGAAAATGAAGTTGATGGTTTAAAAAGTGATCAAGACGGTTTAAATGAATATTATCGACAGTTTCCAAGAACAGAGAAGCATGCGTTTAGAGATGAAGCTAAATTATCTCTATATAACCTTACTAAAATATACGAGCAAATAGATTTCAACGAAGAGGTTAGAAATAAAAGCTTAGTAACAAGAGGTAGTTTTCAATGGAGAGGTGATGTAAAAGATACAGTGGTAGAATTTAAACCAAACAACAACGGTAGATTTTATATATCTTGGATTCCATCGATGAACTTACAAAATAATGTTATTGTAAAAAATGGTCTTAAATATCCTGGTAACGAGCACATAGGTGCTTTTGGATGTGATAGCTATGATATATCAGGTACAGTTGATAAAAGAGGATCTAATGGCTCTCTACACGGTTTAACTAAGTTTAATATGGATAACGCTCCATCTAACATGTTCTTTTTAGAATATATAGCTAGACCACAAACAGCAGAGATATTCTTTGAGGATGTTTTAATGGCATTACATTTTTATGGTATGCCAATACTAGCAGAGAATAACAAACCTAGATTACTATATTATTTAAGAAGAAGAGGTTATAGAAACTTCTCTATAAATAGACCTGATAAAGCATATAACAAACTATCCGTAACTGAAAAAGAAATTGGTGGAATACCAAACTCTAGTGAAGATATTAAACAAGCCCATGCAGCTTCTATAGAAACATACATAGAAGATCATGTTGGTTATACTGGAGAAGGTTATGGACAAATGTATTTTCAAAGAACATTAGAGGACTGGGCAAGATTCAATATAAATAATAGAACAAAGCACGATGCAACTATAAGCTCTGGACTTGCAGCTATGGCTTGTAATAAAAATAAGTATTCACCAGTATACAAAACACAAAGGAGAAAAGTGCAACTATCTTTTAACCGATATGACAACAACGGAAGTATTTCAAAAATAATAAAATAAATGATTTATACTAACACAAACAGTTCTTTCCCTAGTCAGGTAGTACCAGACGCAGAAAAGCAAACCTTAGAATATGGTTATGCTGTAGGTAGAGCTATTGAGAATGAATGGTTCAAGGGTGATAGAGGTACTAATCTTGGTGGTAGGTTTGCAAGTAATTGGCAATACTTTCACAAATTAAGATTATATGCTAGAGGAGAGCAATCTGTACAGAAGTATAAAGATGAATTATCTATAAACGGTGACTTAAGCTACTTAAACCTAGACTGGAAACCTGTAGCTGTATTATCTAAGTTTGTTGATATCGTTGTTAACGGTATGACTGATAAAGGATATGAAATAAAATCATTTGCTTCAGATCCATTTGCTGTAAAAGAAAGAACACAACACGCCACTGATCTAGCTGAAGATGCTTTTTCGCAAGGTCTTATACAAGAAGCACAACAAAACTTTGGTATTGATTTAAGTAGAACTAACGTACCCGCTGATCAATTACCTAAAAGTAAAGAAGAGTTAGAGCTACATATGCAGCTTAGTTACAAGCAAGCTATTGAAATAGCGGAAGAAGAGCTTATAAACAATGTATTAGATTATAACAAATACGAAGAAGTTAAGAAAAGAGTTGCTTACGATTTAGTTGTGTTAGGTGTTGGAGCGAGTAAAACTGACTTCAACTTAGCTAATGGAGTTACTGTTGATTATGTAGATCCAGTAAACTTAGTTTATTCATATACTGAAGACCCTAATTTTGAAGATATATATTACGTAGGTGAAGTTAAAAGCGTACCGTTAGAAGAAGTTAAAAAGCAATTTCCAGATTTAACAGATGAAGACCTTATAGAGATTCAAAGATATCCTGGTGATTCTAGTTATAACAGAAACTTCAACGGTCAAGATAGTAATTACGATAATGTACAAGTACTATACTTTGAATACAAAACATACAGCAATCAAGTATTTAAAATAAAACAAACAGATCAAGGTTTAGAAAAAGCTTTAGAAAAAGACGATACCTTTAATCCACCAGAAAGCGATAACTTCAATAAAGTAAGTAGATCTATAGAAGTATTGTACAGTGGTGCTAAGATATTAGGTTACGAAAAAATGCTTAGATGGGAGTTGTCAGAAAATATGACAAGACCTTTTAGTGATCAAACTAAAGTTAATATGAATTATACTATATCTGCTCCTAGAATGTACAAGGGTAGGGTTGAAAGTATAGTTAGTAAGACTATAGGTTTCGCTGATATGATACAGTTAACTCACTTAAAAATACAACAAGTACTAGCACGTATGGTGCCGGATGGTGTTTTCGTAGACGTTGACGGGTTGGCTGAAGTTGATTTAGGTAACGGAACAAACTACAATCCGCAAGAAGCTCTTAATATGTACTTCCAAACTGGTAGTATTGTTGGTAGATCATTAACACAAGACGGTGATCCTAACAGAGCTAAAGTACCTATACAAGAGTTACAAACATCGTCAGGTATGAGCAAGATACAAGCGCTTATACAAACTTATCAATATTATTTACAAATGATAAGAGATGTCACGGGACTTAACGAGGCTAGAGATGGTAGTCAACCAGCAAAAGATTCTTTAGTTGGTTTGCAGAAGTTAGCGGCTGCCGCATCAAACACGGCAACCAAACATATACTTCAATCGTTAATGTATATCACCGTTAGAATATGTGAGAATATAAGTCTAAGAGCGGCTGATATGTTGAACTTCCCTTTAACTAAAAATGCTTTGATGAATTCTATAAGTAGCTTCAATGTAGATACATTGGAACAAATAGAAAAGCTAAATATGCATGAGTTTGGAATATTCTTAGACCTAGAGCCTGATGAAGAAGAAAAACAAATGCTAGAAAGAAATATACAAATAGCATTACAGTCTGGAGGTATAGATCTTGAAGATGTTATAGATTTAAGAGAGATATCAAATATCAAGTTAGCAAATCAAATGCTTAAGATAAAACGTAAGCAGAAAATGGAAGCTGACAGAAAAGCTCAAATGGAGAACATACAGGCTCAAGCTCAAGCAAACGCTGAAGGCGCTGAAAAAGCTGCTATGGCTGAGGTTCAAAAGCAACAAGCATTAGCTCAGACAACTCTTCAAATAGAACAAGGTAAGTCTCAATTTGAAATGCAACGTATGCAGACTGAAGCTCAGATCAAGAAAGAGCTCATGGCTGAAGAGTTTAACTACAATATTCAGTTAGCTAAAGCTAGGGCTGAGGCTGAAAAAGCAAAAGAAAAAGATATAGAAGATCGTAAAGACGAAAGAACTAGAATACAAGCTACACAACAATCAGAGCTTATAGCGCAACGTCAGAACGATGAACTACCTAAAAACTTTGAGTCATCAGGTTTTGACTCACTAGGCGGATTTGGATTAGAACAGTTCGAGCCTAGATAAATAAAACTTTATTAATTTTATATTATTATATTATGTCAGAACAAACAGTAAAACAAGAGGGTGAGTTTAAATTAAAAAAGAAAACCACTCCAAAGAAACTAGCTTCAACAGAGAACAATGTTACGAAGGTTAGTATTAAAGAACCTTTAGTTGACACAGAACCTGATGTTACAAAGGTTGTAATCAAAAAAGAAGACGATGCCATTCAAACACAAGCGACAGATGATAGCAATGCTGTTATCAAAAAACCCGAAGACGGTGCAAACGGCGAAGCAGTGGTTAAAGAAGTACGGGAGTCCGAAGAAAAAATAGACTCACCAATACAGTTAGTGAATGATGATGACGATGATGAAGCTAAAAAAATAACTACCGAATACAAAGAAGCTGTAAGAGATGAGAAGGTGTTAGGTAAACCTTTACCTGAAAACGTTGAGAAACTAGTTGCTTTCATGGAAGAGACTGGTGGAGATATAAATGACTATGTTAGATTAAACGCTGACTATTCAAATATAGATAACAACACTTTATTAAAGGAATATTATAAACAAACAAAACCTTATTTAGAAGGTGATGATATAAATCTATTGCTAGAAGATTTTTCATATGATGAAGATATCGATGAGCAAAGAGATATACGCAAGAAGAAACTTGCATTTAAAGAAGAAGTTGCAAAAGCTAGGAACTTTTTAGAGGAAACCAAGAGTAAATATTACGATGAGATCAAGTTGAGACCAGGCGTAACTCAGGAACAACAAAAAGCCACTGACTTTTTTAACCGATATAATGAAGAGCAAAAAGCTGGTAAAGCAAAACACTCGGAATTTTTAAAACGTACTAATGAATTACTAACCGATGATTTCAAAGGTTTTGATTTTAATGTTGGTGAAAGTAAATTCAGGTACAGCGTAAAAAATCCAAAAAAGGTAGCAGAAGCACAATCTGATATCTCTAACTTCATTGGGACGTTCCTAAATGATAAAGGAGAGGTTAAAGATACTAAAGGTTACCACAAAGCTTTATACGCTGCTAGAAACGCTGATACTATAGCACAACATTTTTATGAGCAAGGCAAGGCCGACGCCGTTAGAGATGTTATGGTTAAATCAAAAAACATTTCAACAGAACCTAGAAAAACTAGTAGTGGTGACGTGTTTATAAATGGTTTAAAAGTTAAAGCTATTTCTGGTGCTGATTCTTCAAAATTAAAGATAAAAACTAGAAAATTTAACTAACAAAATTAAACAAAAATGAGTTTAAGCCCACAATTTGGTTCATTGAAACCATCTCAAAAACAAGAAATTTTAGATAGCAATTATCTAAAGTTTAACGACGGTGCTAACGGAACAGACACTTTCGCACAACAATATTTACCAGAGATCTACGAACAAGAAGTAGAGCGTTACGGAAACAGAACTTTATCTGGATTCTTAAGAATGGTAGGAGCAGAAATGCCAATGACTTCTGATCAAGTAATTTGGTCTGAGCAAAATAGATTACATATCTCTTACGAAGGATGTACTAATAATGTCTCTGGAACAACAAGTACTATTAAAATACCAACAGCTGGTTCTGGTTTAGGTAATGCTAGTGCTGAAGTTTTTAACGTTGTATCTCCTGGAGCTACTATCGTTGCTATGGATTCAACAGGTTTTGAAATTAAAGCTGTTGTAATTGATTCTAATTTAGCTACTGGAGCTTTAGTTGTAAGTCCTTATACTGCTGCAACAACAGCTGGTTTAGCTGCTACAGGTGTAAAGATTTTTGTATTTGGATCTGAATATGGAAAAGGTTCAATCACACCTAACTCTACTAAAACAGTTGCTACTGGTGGTAATGTTGACGGATATGTATCTGTTGAACCTTCTTTCACTCAATTCTCTAACTCACCAATCATCATCAGAAATAAATACGTTGTAAACGGATCTGATATGGCTCAAATCGGTTGGGTAGAAGTTGCTACTGAAGACGGAACATCTGGATATTTATGGTACTTAAAAGCTGAGTCTGAAACTAGACTGCGTTTTGAAGATTACTTAGAAATGTCTGTAGTAGAAGGTGAAAAAGCTACAGCAACAGGTGCTGGATCTGCTGCTAACGCTGGATATAGAGGTACTCAAGGTTTATTTGCTGCTATCGAAGATAGAGGTAATGTAAACGTAGGGTTTACTGCTTCTGCAGGTCTTGATACTTTTGATGATATCTTGAAAAACTTAGATACTCAAGGAGCTATTGAAGAAAACATGTTATTCTTACAAAGACAAACGTCTTTAGATTTTGACGATATGTTAGCTGCAATCTCTGGAGGTGCTCAAGGTGGTACTGCTTATGGATTATTCGAAAACTCTGAAGAAATGGCATTGAACTTAGGTTTCTCTGGATTCAGAAGAGGTTCTTATGACTTCTATAAAACTGACTGGAAATACTTAAACGATGCTTCTACTCGTGGAGCTATGACTGGAACTTCTTCTATCGAAGGTGTATTAGTACCAGCTGGAACTTCTACGGTTTATGATCAAGTATTAGGTACAAACATCAGACGTCCTTTCTTACACGTAAGATATAGAGCTTCTCAAGCAAATGACAGAAGAATGAAGCAATGGGTAACTGGTTCTGCCGGTGGAGCTGCTACATCTGATCTAGATGCTATGGAAGTAAACTTCTTATCTGAAAGATGTTTATGTGTACAAGGTGCTAACAACTTTGTATTATTCAAAGGAATCTAATTGATTCAACATACGTAATTCTTACCCTCGTTGAACTGACGGGGGTAATTATTACTTTTAAAAACTATTTAATTATATTATATTATGGCTGCAAAAAAAGCACCAGCAAAGAAAGTTGAGGTTGCTCCTCAACAAGAAGTAGTAGTAAAGACTGCTACAAAAGTAAAACCAGCTAAACCAAGCTGGGAAATAAAAGATAGAACATACGTATTAAATTCTAATAAATCTCCACTAACATTTACAATACCTAGTAAGCATACTTCTAAACACGCTTTACTATATTTTGATAAAGAAAGTGGTGAGCAAAAAGAAATAAGATATGCAACAAACCAGTCTTCTCCATTTGTAAAAGAACAACAAGGTGAAGCTACCTTGGGTCACATTATATTCAAAGACGGTGCGTTGTTTGTTCCAAAAGAAAAACAAAACCTTCAAAAAGTATTATCTTTATATCACCCTTCAAAAAACAAGTTATACAAAGAACTTGATCAGGTTGAAATAGCAGAAGATGAATTAGATATACTAGAGCTACAGATTGATGCTTTAAATGCTGCTAGAGGTATGGATATAGATCATGCTGAAGCAATATTGAGAGTCGAGTTAGGATCTAAGGTATCTACGATGAGTTCTAAGGAGCTAAAAAGAGATTTACTATTATTTGCTAAGATGAGTCCAGGTTTGTTCTTAGATTTAGCTAATGATGAAAATGTACAATTAAGGAATTTTGCAATACAAGCTGCTGAAGCTAATATCATAAGATTATCAGATGATCAAAGATATTTCACTTGGGCTAGTAACGGAAGAAAACTAATGGAAGTTCCTTTCGATGAAAATCCTTATTCAGCATTTGCATACTTCTTAAAAACAGATGAAGGTGTTGAAATTTATAAATCTATAGATAAAAAGATTAATTAATAGGTAATAATATATTGGGGCGGGTAAAACCGCTCCATATATTTAAATATAAAATAATGGCAATAAACGTAAATACTGTATATCAAACCGTTTTGTTAATACTAAATAAAGAGCAGCGTGGATATATGACACCTGTAGAGTATAACAGAATAGCTACACAATCACAACTCGATATATTCGAGCAATACTTTGATGATTTAAATCAGCAATTACGAGTGCCACAAGTCGATCTAGATTACTCAGATAGACAACTAAACATAGACGAGAAAATATCTCCGTTTAAAACATTTGGTAATTGTACATATAGTTCTGGAACTTGGCAATTACCTGCAACAGATACCTACTCTAATACTGTACTTTATAACGGTCAAGAACCTGGTGCTAACCAAGTTTCATTTTATAAATTAGGTACTGTAACATATAATCCTGCACTTGGATTTCCAGTGGAACTACAAAGATTACCTCGTAGTGAATTTTACAATATTGAAAAATCACCACTAACAGCATCAACAAAAGAGTTTCCAACATATCTTTATGAAAACAAAAAACTATACGTTAGACCAACTAGTATAAATCAAGCTGGTGATGTAACAGTGGACTTTTTAAGAAAACCACTTAACGTAAGGTGGGGTTATTATTATGGAAGTGTAGGTCAGTATATATACGACCCAACTACTTATAACCCAAGTCTTTTAAATAAAGGAGGGTCTTTAACTAGCAGTATAACTACACCTTTAGCTAATGGAGCAGCGGGAACCTATACACCAACTTTCACAGGAGGATCTGGTAATGGTTTAACTTTAAGTGCTGTAGTTACAGATGCAACTACCGTCTCTATCAATATAGTATCACCTGGTACTGGATATGCTATTGGTGATGTTATTACTATAAACAATGGTCAACTTGGTAGTGGATCTCAAAAACCAGTTATAACTTTAAAAGCGTCAGACTTTAACGGTAATAGTACTTATGGTTCTACAAATTTTGAACTTCAAGAGTCAGAACAAACTAGACTTATACTTAAAATATTATTGTATGCAGGTATAATAATAAGAGATCCTCAGATAGTGCAAGCAGCCGCTAGCGAAGTACAACAAAACGAAATAAATCAAAAAAGCTAATAAGATATGCCTTTACCAAATGGTGGTTTAATAACCGAAAACAATAGACAATACTACGAAGGCGCACAGAGTTTTACGGGTAAAGCTTCTGGTGATTTAACTGGACAAAGCTTTACTACTACTTTTGATACTAATCTGGTATTTTACTCAACAGATCCAACCGATCCGCAGTACGCTTTAAACAATTTTAAAGTTTATGTCAGCCCAACTGGTGTTGGTGGTAGTTTTACAGAGGTTACAGCTTATACTGTAGTAAATAACACTGTAACCATAACTGGAGCTATACCAACAGAAGCTGTTGTTGTTATTCAGTTAAAGAGATTAGATGGTGGTGTTTACGGTAATACACCGTCTGAGAAAGCTTATGGTAATACTACTGAAGATAATTATGGATCTTATGGTTATATTAAACTTAACGACGTAATAAATAATTTTATCGTTGCATACGTTGGTAATGGTAAATTAATACCAAGCTGCAAAAGAACAGATATTATATTTCACGCTAAAAGAGCTATGCAAGAGTTTAGCTACGATACATTAAGAAGTATAAATTCTCAAGAATTAACAATACCAAATAACCTTAGTGTTATAATGCCTCAAGATTATGTTAATTATGTTAGCATGTCTTGGTATGACAGTCAAGGTATTGCTCACAAAATATATCCAACAAAACTAACTACAAACCCATATCAAACACCAGTACAGGATAGCGAAGGTCAACCTACTCAAGATGCTAATAGTAATAACATCGAAAGTACTTCAGTTGTAGAGGAAAGATGGAAAACTAACTTCTATAAAAATGATCAATCAGTTGATGTTGATAACGCTTTAGCTAACGGTCTTTATGGAAATGGTGTTGGTTATGGTTACGGAGGAATGTACGGATTAGACCCACAATATGCTAACATAAACGGTTGGTTCACTATAAATGATAAAGAAGGTAAGTTTTCTTTCTCATCTAACTTAGTTGATAAGTTGATAGTACTAGAGTATATATCTGATGGTTTATCTTCTAGCTTAGATACTAGATTACCTAAGATGGCTGAAGAAGCTATGTATGCTTATATATCGCATGCTATAATATCTACTAGAATAAATCAACCAGAGTACATAGTGCAAAGACTTAAAAAAGAAAAGTCTGCGAAACTTAGAAATGCAAAGATAAGACTATCTAACATAAAGCTTGATGAAATAGTTCAAACAATGAGAGGTAAATCTAAATGGTTAAAACACTAGAATTAAATGGCTGAAGTTAAAAATGCTTTCATAAAATCCAAGATGAATAAAGACTTGGATTCTAGACTTATACCTAATGGCGAGTATAGAGATGCTAAGAATATACAAGTTAGTCGATCTCAAGGTGATGATGTTGGAGCTTTAGAAAACATACTTGGTAATGCTGTTACTGTAAACGGTGATTTCGCTGCAGATGCTTCAGCCCCAAACATTGAGTGTATAGGTTATGTTGTAGACGAGTCAACTAGTTTTGTTTATTTGTTTTTTACAGACTATACTGATCCTTATGCTGGTGATGTATCTACTTACAGTATAACGGCTAAAAACTTTATATACGCCTACAATACATTAAGCAATCAAAGAGTTAAATTGCTTGAGGGTGCTTTTTTAAACTTCTCTACAAATAGACCTATAATAGGGGTTAACCTGTTAGAAAACCTACTATTTTGGACTGACAATAGAAACCAACCTAGGAAAATAAACGTTGACTTAGCTGTTAGTAATGGTGTCACTTATTACGATACTGAAGATAAAATATCTGTAGCTAAATATAATCCATACCAATCACCTGAGCTTATAAGGGAAATAAGTTCTGGTGTCTATGAAACTACAATGTATGATGTTTCTAATCAGTTTCTACCAGCGATAGGTACAGCTGCAGTTAATGGAGCTGTAACAAGTAGCGTTAATATAACTGTAGACGCTAAAACAGGTTCTATTGTAAATGGATCTAATGTAACCGGTACCAATGTAACCGCTGGTACAACCGTGGTTAGCTTTAATGCCTCTAATGGACTGTTGGTAGTTAGCTCGGCTCAAACACTTGCAGATAACACGGAGTTGTTTTTTCAAGAATCAAACCCTTATTACAATGCTGACTTCCCAGGTGATCCACAGTACTTAGAGGATAAATTTGTTAGATTCAGCTATAGGTTTAAATTTATAGATGGTGAATACTCTATAATAGCACCATTCACTCAAGAAGCTTTTATACCTAAACAAGACGGTTACTTTATGATTGGTGACGAAGAACAGACTACACTTAGTACTGTTGTTGATTTTATGGAAAACAAAGTTAATAAAATAGATGTACAAATACCATTGCCAAATGGCACAACTTCAGACAACCTTCTAAGCGATTATTTAATAACTGAAATAGATATTATATACAAAGAGTCTGACTCTAATGTTGTTCAGGTTGTTGAAACTATACCTGTTTCTAGTATAACCGGTAATGTAAGCACATATGTCTACTCTTACGTCTCTCAAAAACCTTACAAAACATTACCTAGTGATGAAACTACTAGAGTTTACGATAAAGTACCTGTTAAAGCATTAGGTCAAGAAGTAGCTAGTAATAGAGTTATTTACAGCAACTTTCAAGACAAGCATACTCCACCTAACTTTATAGATTACCAAGTTGGTGCTAATGAAAAATTATTGGTAAATGCAGCGAGTTCATCTAAAACTACTGTTGAATATCCAAATCATAACTTAAAACAAAATAGAAACTACCAAGTAGGTATTGTACTAGCGGATAAATTTGGTAGACAATCTACGGTTATACTTTCTAATAATACTGATAATGTAGATTCTTCTGGACTAGGTGCCGACACTGTTTATTTACCATACAACTCAGCAAATGACTCTATAGGGTTTTTAGGCAAATCCATAAAAACTAGATTCAACACTGTACTAAGTGGTGTTGGAATTGATAAAGATGAAAAAACTGGTACACCAGGTTTATACAACGACACTGCAACAAGTCTTGATTATAACCCTCTTGGCTGGTATTCATATAAAATAGTTGTAAAACAAACAGAGCAAGAATACTATAATGTGTATATCGGTGGCGCTATAAAAGGACAACCTTATTGGACTAATGGTAGTAATCCACCAGTTGCAACCGCTGTAAATCCACTAGATCAAAACGCTACGTTTGTGACGCTATTAAATGATAATATAAACAAAGTACCTAGAGATTTAACAGAGGTTGGAGCACAAGATAAGCAGTTTAGAAGTTCCGTAAGGTTATTTGGTAGAGTAGAAAACACGGCACAATCATTTAGCAATGTAGGTAATAGACAGTATATTCCAGGTAGAAAATCTTTTACAGTAAATCAAATAGAGGATTTATTTGATGCGTTCGATGTCATGCAATTTAAAGGAGGTGGAACAGATGTTATTCCGGTGACTAGTACTAATAGTCCTTACTATGCTTTTTTTAGATCTGAATCAAATCCTTTTATAGCTGAGTTTGTTACATCTACAAAAGCTGAAGATCAATTTGGTATAGTTAACAATGGTTATGCTAACCAAAACACTAGTTTCAATAGATTTGAAAATTTAAATATATTAGAGACAAAGCCAACTATTTCAAGACTAGATATCTACTGGGAAACATCGACATCTGGCTTAATATCTGAACTTAACCAAGCTATAAATGCTGGCGATCAACAAGCCTCTAAGGTATCAAACTGGACCTATAACCACTCAGAAGCTTCAAGTCCTCTAGATGTTATTGTAAATGATTTTGTATTTCAAGATATACTAGGCGCAACGTTGACAGTTACTGGAGTACCAACAATGACTGTTACAGATAACTCAGGTGCTGATAGAACTTCTGAATTTGAAATAATAGCTGGTGGATCTGCTAATACTTTTAGAATAAGAATAGCTAGTGGTAAATATTTTTACTACGAGCAAACACAAGCTTTAAATATATTTAATTTTGTCTTTGATGTAGTCATTTCAGGTAGTACTAATACTGTTTCAAAACTAAACCAACCACTAACAAATATAGCACCTACCATAACTAATACAGCTACTGACACTATATTATTGTTTGAAGGTGTAAGAGATATACCTTTAGCAAATGGTACGCCTTCAGGTAAAGCAACAGGTGTTAATGGCTCTAATGCTTCAGGTGGTAAAAGCACAGATGGTTTAATATTTTCTATAATTTCTCAATCAGGTGTTGGTAATTTTGAAATAGACACCACAGATGGTGTATCAGTTATAAACACGGATGGTACAGCTGTAGGTAATGCAACTTTTAAATTAAAACTAGAAGACGGCGGTAGTCCATCTAATTTAAGCACTACTAAAATATTCAGCGTTAACTTTAGTGCATCGAATCCACCATAAAACTGGTAATTTATTTAATCAACAAGTAATTATAAAACAATGGCAGCTACAGTAGAAGTAAAATTTTTTAATTCTTTTCTTTTGAAAAAGACTATAGGACCTAGTGGTCAACCTACTTGGAATGGATCTACTGGTATTCCTACTGGAACTGACGGTAGTTATCCCGTGCTTAGCTCTGGTACAGATCAAGATAAAAGTTACTATATTGAAGAAGCTAGAATTAGAGGTGGTTACAACAATACAAACGTTTCCTACGGTGTTAGAGCTTACTTAGTTGAAGAAGAGCCTAAATCATCTATAAGATTTAACTCATTAATATATTCAGGTATATTCAACTCTAGAACAGGTGTTAACGATACAAATGTATTTAGTGTTGGTCAAGACATAACTAAGTCTGTAGATCCTGCTAATGGTAGTATACAGAAGTTATATGCTGAAGATACTAACCTAATTGTATTTCAAGAAAATAAAGTAAGTAGAGCACTAATAGACAAAGACGCGATATACTCAGCTGAGGGTGGTGGTAGTATAACTTCATCTAATCTAGTAATAGGACAAATAATTCCTTACGCTGGGAACTTTGGTATTAGTAAAAATCCAGAAAGCTTTGCTGTTTACGGTTATAGAAAATACTTTACCGATAGAAAAAGAAATACTGTATTAAGACTATCTATGGACGGTATAACTGAAATATCTAACTACGGTATGGTAGATTATTTTAGAGATGAACTATCTACTTTAGATACAGTTTCTACACCTGGAAAAACTATTGGTGCTTGGGACATGTACAATAAACAGTATGTTTTAAGTTTACAAAAACAAAATAGCTACAACACTTTGTCTTTTGATGAAGCTGTACTTGGTTGGACTAGCTTCTTTGACTATGATCCAGAGCAAGCTTTTAGTATAAGTGGTAATTATTACTCTATTAAAAACGGTAAAATTTGGCAACACTACTCTCAAACTGCTCTTAGAAATAACTTGTACGGAACTCAATACGACTCATCTATAGAGTTTATATTTAATCCAAACCCTAGTACTTCAAAAGTATTTAAAACTATTAATTACGAAGGTTCTAATGGCTGGGAAGTACCAAGTTTTAACGCTGCTAGAAGTTTTGAACTTAACGATACATCAAACCCTGTATTGAGTTATGAAGATGGAGCTTATACAGATCCAACTTACGGAGTTACATTACGTGCTGGATTTGATAAAAAAGAAGGTAAGTACTATGCTAATTTAGTTAACTCAAGTCCAGCTACAACTGGAGAAGTTGTTTTTGGCTCAAGTATGACTGGTGTTAAAGGTTATTATTCAACAGTTACAATAAAATCAGATAGTGATAACAGAAGTTTACCACTAGAATTATTTGCGGTATCGTCAGACTATGTGACATCTGCTTATTAAATAAAATTAAATGCAATTAAATATTAGAAAATTAAAAGAGAGCGACTGGGAAACCTTATGTTCTTGGTGGGATGAGTGGCCTGAATGGCAAAATCCACCTAGAGATTTTTTACCTGACAATGGTAAAGGAGGTTTGATGGTTGAAAAAGACGTGCCTATTGTGGCAGGTTTCATATATTACACTAACTCTAAGGGAGCTTTATTAGAATGGGTTGTATCTAATCCAGAGTATAAAGAAGATGACAGAAAACAAGCTATAGCGCTTTTGATAAATGCAGCTGAAGAGGTTTGTAAAAGTAATGGTGTAAAGTATATGTTCTCTATAGGTAGAAACAAATCATTAATTAAAACACATGAAGAGCTTGGTTGGAAAGTAGATCCTACACATTCTCATGAAATAGTAAAATTCTTTTAACATGGCAGTATTTTCAGCAGTCGGCGGTATGGTAGCGTCAGGTCAAGCTAAGAAAGCAGCGAAAAGAGCTAGAGCGGATAAAGCAGCTGCGCAAGCAGAGTTAGACTCAATAAAAGCTTCTAGACAGCAAATTAGAAATCCATATGCTTCAACACAAGATTTAAGTGGTTTAGCCACTGATCTTAGTAGTCAGTTATCTAATCCATTTGAAAACCTAGGTGTTGCAACTAAAGCAGCTGAAATGCAGATTGATCAAGCTGATATATCTCTAGCCAACACTTTAGATACGTTAAGAGCAACAGGCGCTTCAGCTGGTGGAGCTACTGCACTTGCTCAAGCAGCTTTACAAAGTAAACAAGGAGTTGCAGCCAATATAGAACAACAAGAAGCTCAAAATGAAAAACTAAGAGCTCAAGGAGAACAAAGCTTAATGAATGCTAAAATGGCTGAGCAACAACGTATGCAGAGCATAGCTATATCTGAAGGTCAAAGAATACAAGCAACTGAAGCAGCTGGTCAACAATTTATGTTTCAAGCTCAAGAAAATAGAACAAATATGGATCTTGATAGAGCGGCTGGTCAAATATCACAAGCGCAAGCAAATGAAGCATCAGCTAATCAAGCTAAGGCATCTGCTTGGAGCAACGCGTTAAGCTCTATAGGCGGTAATTTAACATCTTTTGCCGTTGGAGGTGGTTTTGCTAAGGGTGGTTTGAAGAAAATGTTTAGCGGTAATTAGAAAAAATACAATATGAGTTATAGAAATCCACAAATAATAGTAGATAGATCAGCTGAGATATGGGCTCAAGGTATTGCTAAAATAGGTGATGTACTTAACAGAGGTATAGAAGCATATTTTGCAGCTAAGAAAAAAGGCGATGAAGATAATCGTAAAAGAGATGAGGCTATAAATACCACTATGATACAAGGTGATTTAAAGCAGAGTGCTCTTAGAAACAAAATGTCTAAAACAATAAAAGACGTTACACTTCAAGAAAAGTTTACTGAAAGAGCAAAATTACTAGCTGATGGCGATGGTGGTGATAACAAAGGAGCTATATGGTATAATACTCAATTAACATTGAATCCACCTAAAGATAAAGCTACTTTAAAGTTATATAAAGAAAAAGTAAAAGCTTATCAAAACTACATGTCCAACAGTGCTCAAGAAATAGGTTATGTAATGTCTGCTCTTGAGTCAACTAAAGATCTTAGCGCTCAGCAATTAGTGGATAGGTACTATGTTTCAGGTGATAATAACATAAGTGAGTTACAAAACTTAATGGCTATGAGAGCTTTAGAAAATAAAGCTTTGGAAGGTTTTAGTTATGAAAAAGACCTAGTATACAACGAGGATGGCACTAATAGTTTAAAAGTAATAGGTTACTTAGATAAAGACAGTAAGACATATAAAGCTTGGAAAGATGCAAATGCTTTTAATGAAGATGATTTGGAATATACTAAAGATGGTAAAGTTAAAATTACATGGGAAAGAAACTTAGCTAAATGGGGAGAAGATGGTCAATTCGTTAATGAAATGCCACCAGCTATAGATATTCAAAATGTAATGAAGGATTCTGGTTTACTTGAGAAAAATGGAAGCGCTAAAGAATCGTTGTATTATCAACCAACTACAAGTAAAACAATAAACAACAAAGATGGATCCAGTGTAGTACTAACAGAAAAAGTTTTAGATCTAGGTAAACTACTTGATGATACTGCTTTTACTTCAGAAATAAAAAGTAAAGCAGCTGGTATAGATGCAAGGTCAGAAGATGATCAAATTCAGCTTATAAGAAGTAGGTTTAAATTTGGTGATATGACTAAAGAAGCTTTTTTTAATAAAAGCAGAGAAGAACGTTTGCAGTTTTATGAAAGTGAATTAAAGATGGAAGCTGCAAGTAAACTTGGTTCTATTAGAGATGTTACTGAAGAAGACATTGAAGCTCTTAAAGACGTTATGCCAGAATTAAAGATGACGTCTATAAATCCTATAACTGGAAAAGAAGAGATAAATAAAATAATAGTTAATGAGATACCTAATAGTAGAAAAACTATAACACCCCCTAGAACAAAAATTAATAAATCAGAGGCACCTATTATAGCTAAAAACTATATAGACTCTTTTCTTAAAGATCCGGTCAGCTTCTTGGAAGATAGATTTTCTGTAGGAGAAGAAGATAGTTTTTATAAAGAAATGTCATTTAAAGATGGGATAATAACAGTTAGACCACCGGATAAAGAGTTTAAAGTTGGAAAAGGAGATGATGCCATTATAGAGTTAGAAGAGCAAGAAGAGAAGTCTTTTCCTATAAATAGCTCCCAAGGTAAAAGATTACTTAGAGATTTAATAAAAGGTGAAGTCGGTGGTGATAAGGCTAGTAGAGAAATAATGAGGATCATAGATAAAACTTTTCCAAAAGGTTCTAAAACTAGTTTTACAGACTACTTAAAAAAGAGTATGCCTTCTTCTCCAGAGCAAAGTAAAAAAGATTTTGAAAATTTTGTAAAAGAACAGAGCAAAAATAGTGGTCGTAAAGTTAATCAAGATTATAACTAATAAAATTAAATAAAATATGCCAGTAAAAAGATATGAAGTCGACGGTAATCCTTATGATGTATCTGAAGCTAAAGAGCAAGATTTTTTAAGTAAGTTCAGCAATGCTGTTTTTATAGGTATTTTAGATGAAAATACTAATGAAGTGATTGAACAAAAGACTGAATACATAACACCGGATTTTCAAACAAGCACTGCAGTGGATGCGGATGTAGTGCAGCCAATGACAGCATCACAAGCAGGCGTTACGGAATTACCTTCGGTAGATATTTCTTCGGAATTACCAGAAGCTAAGGAGCTTGAAGAAGAAGAAACAGTACTAGATAAAATACTAGAATCTGAGGCTATTAAAGGCCTCAAAGCAAACACCTTTAGAGCTGGATCAAACATAGCGCAAATACCAGCTTTTATCAACAGATTGAAAATGACCGCACTTATCGGTATGGCTGGATCTGCTTTTGAAGAAGATATAAAAAAGTTTCAAGAATCAGACAGTAAAACACAAGATGCAGTAGCTCAAGCTTTGGGAGCTTTTTCAGGCGCTAACGACATTGGTTCAGCCGGTGTTAAAGGATTAGAAGCCGCTAAACAGCTAAAAAATGACGCTAGAAAAATAGAGGAAACACTCACACAGTACGACACTACAATAGGGCAAGACTTCTTAGAGTTAGACTTTTCTCAAGCTATTTCTCGTACTTTTAACGGAGTTGTTGGTACAATACCATCTATAGCTCAAGCAATGATACCTTACGTAGGTATATCTTCTATTGTAGCCGGCTCGGCAGCTGATTATTCTACAGAAGCATTAGCTGAAGGTAAAAAGCTAGATGCGGCTAATATGGCGGCGTCTATTTTGACAGGTTTTTCAGAGGGTTTATTGGAGATTGCTACTAAAAGAATAGGTAAAGGTCTATTTAAAAATTTAATTGGAAAAAGTAGAGATGTTATAGAAAAAACCTTAAAAGATGCTACATTGCAAGTTGTTAAAGAAGCTGGAAAAGAAGGTTTTTCCGAAGTAACTACTGAGGTGTTAAATAGAAACATTGATGCTATTTATTATAATAAAGGAGATGAGTTTGACAATTTTTGGCCAGAACTTGCTGATATTTTTATTCTAGGTGTAGCAACTGGTGGTAGTATGTCTGGAACTGGAGCCTTGGGTGTAGCTGGTAGATCTATAAATAGAGCTGTTCAGGTTAATTCTGTAAACAAGACATTAGAGCAGAATAATTCTAAATCTGTTTTAAGTGAGTTTGAATTAAACCCTTCCAGCAATAAATCTATAAATATAGCTAAAAACAAATACAGCGGTAATATATTAGATATAGAGCTTAAAAAGAAAGTATCTGATGGAGATATTAGTACTGAAGAATCTGAGTTGATTAAGCAAAAGTTTAATGTAACTCAAAGAAACGTTAAAATAGCTGATGATTTAAATATAACAGAGAGTTTGTTTAAGGAAACTGTAGACTTATTAAACGAAAGACAAAGCGTTGTTTCTGAAATAGCAAAAGCAGGTGAAAACAAATCTTTAGTAGAAACTCAAAACGAAAGACTAAAGGAAATAGATAATAGACTTTCTAGTATAAGCGCTGAAAACAAACTAAAAATAACTACAGAAAAAGTAACTGACATAGTTAAAGGTATTGAGTCTATAAATATAGAGATAGCAAAAGATCAAGAACAAGCTGATAAAATAGCTAAAGATAAAAACTTACAAAAGAAAGCATCGACAGAGCAAGGTTATATATTACAAGATCCTAAAACAGGTAAACAAACTATAGTTATAAACGAAGAAGTAGCTAAAAAAGAATTTGCTGTAAACGTAGCAGCTCACGAGCTTTTACACGGTGTTTTATTTAAAACTATAGTAGATAGCCCAGATACAGCGGTAAACTTAGGTAATGCACTTAAGTCGGAGCTAAATAAAATAGATGCTAATCAAGTAAAAGATAGTAAGTTTAAAGAGCGATTAGAGCTATATAAAAAAGATCCTGATGCTATAGTTGGAGAAGAAACATTGACTTTGTTTTCCGATGCTATTGCTACTGGTGATTTAGTGTTCGAAGAAAATTTATTTACTAGAATAGGTGACACTATAAGAAGAGTATTGCAAAAAGCTGGTTTTACTGGTGTTAAATTTAACAATGGTAGAGATGTTTATAATTTCATAAAAGATTATAACAAGAGCATTGAAAAAGGTAAACTAACTAAAGCTCAAACAAAAGCAGTATCTAAAGGTATTGAAGGTGAGTTAGTTGCACCAAAAATAGATACTACTGATGAAAAAATAATAAAAGAAGCTAAATCAGAAGAAGCTTCTCAAGAAGTTCAAAAAATATACGATGAACAAGGTGTTGCTGGTGCTTTTGACATACTAGAAAAGTTTAAGCCAATAACAAATAAAATTGTAGAGCGTAGAAGAGATGCTCCAAATTTTGATAGACAATTATTAACAGACGAAATAGAAACAGGTAAACGCGGTATATTTGATCTTATAAAAGAATATAAGCCAGAATCAGGTGTGCCATTAGCTGCTTATATAAATAAATTCTTACCTGCTAGAGCAATTGAAGCATCGAAGAGAGTATTAGGTGAAGAGTTTACAGATGATGTAACAGAGGCTAAAGGTGTAGCCGCTGAAGAGGTTGCTGTGTCTGCTAAAGAAGAGCCTACTAGAAAGATCAGTCCTAAGAAGCTTAAAAAGTATACTGGTGTTGTAGCAAGTAACTTAGGAGTTAACAGCTCAGAAGTCTCTAATGTGATTGATAAAGCCATAGAGACTGACTTAAAAGCTAAACCAATTAAAACTTTTGGTGAAAGTAGGAATATAGGTGAAAATTTAGCAAAAACTCTTGGTAAAGCTTTTGGTTTAAACCCTGAAGTGTTTACTAAAAAGACTAGAAACATACAGAAAAAAGAGCTTGATGGTTTAAGAAACTTAAGACAGTTCTTAGATAATAACGCTGCAAAAGATTTTTCTTTACTACCAGACGCTTACGCTGGCCCTAGTACTATAGAGGGTAAATCAACATTTATACCTAATAATATACTAAACGCTTTATACAGAAAAAACAATAAAGGTAAATGGGAGAAAGACCCTACTAAAACAGTACAAGACTATAAAGATCTTTTAGGTAAAATAGATGGTAGCGTCTACAGAGCCGCCGAAGCTCAAACTATAAAAGGTTTAGCCGCAATGTCTTTTAGAAACTTAATAGTAGAAAAAGCAGCTGAAACAGCAGAACCTAAGGCTAGGGTAGATATTAAAGCTGGTGCTAAGTTTAGTAGAACCGGAATTGGTAAGCAAATAGACAAAAATCTTGTAAAATCCGGAGCTAGACTTTTAACAAAAAGTCCAGAAGATAATATAGTTTTTAGAAACTACATATTAGACCGTATCACAAGTCTTCTAGGAAGAGACGTTAATAGTATAATAAAACCAGGCGATGTAGCTGGTGCTGGTAATTCAGCGATTGGTAGTAAAAAAAGTAGTGGTGCTTTAGGAAGAGGTTTTAGATTTATAGGTAATATAGAAAAAACTCAAAGGTTTATACCAGAGACAAAAAAAGCATTAGAAGAAGGAACTATAATGGACTTAGAGGTTTTGAGAAAAGAGATAGATCAAAAACCTCAAATTCTCACACCTGAGCAAGTTAAAGACGTTAAAGCAGCAACATCTAGTCAAACAAGGGCTAGCATGAAGAAGAATGAAGTAAATAAAGATGCTATAAAAAGAGGTAGAAATTTGATATTAAACAGTTTGTTTAAAACTGTGAGTGAAGATGTAAATAATTTAGGTCCAGTAAGAGAATTACTTTATAATCAAAACGCTAATACAAGCTTTGGAAGAAAATTTGCTACTGTAAAGTCTATAGAAGATGGTTTAAAAGAAAAACAAACTACTTGGGAAGAACATGTTTTTCAGTTTGGTAATTGGGCAAATAGAACTTTACAAGCTTTTGCTTCTAAAAATAAAAAAATTTTAGATGGTTGGCTTAAATGGGCTGACGATAATTATTATCAAGAAGTTACTGGTAAAGAAACTCAAGGCATTGTTGACGGATCTTACCCTGGATGGAAAGCTAAATTCGAAGAGCATCCTTATTTGAAGGAAAAGCTAGACGAAGCTTTTAAAACAGGTGATTTTAGTAATGTACCTAGTTCAGATATAAGAAAGTACAACGAGTTTTTCACATTAAACCCTAATGATAGAGGTAGAGACGGAATAACAGACGCGGAAAGATATAATGTTGGAGTAGATTCTAAGTTTAAAAACAATAAAAATGTTATAGCTGAGCAAGGAAAGTTAATATACCAACAATTTATAGGTGAAATAACAGCAAAGCAAGCTAAAAATTCAATAAATGAATACGTTAAATTAGCTACAAATAAAACAAAAGCATCTAAAGTAAATGACAATAACACACCGTTAAACGTCAAGTTTTCTAAAAATGTAACAAACAAAGAGGCTTTAGATAATTTAGGTAATATAGATAAAGCATTGTCTATAGCTAGGAACGCTGACGCTCCAGTTAAAAAAATAAGAGTGTTTGATTTTGATGACACACTTGCTACAACTAAAAGCAATGTATTATACACAATGCCTGATGGTAAAACTGGATCTCTAACTGCTACTGAGTTTGCTAAAAGAGCTGGTGAAATGGAGGCACAAGGTGCTGAATGGGACTTTTCAGAGTTTAGTAAAGTAATGAAAGGAGCTAAAGGACCATTACTTGATGTTGCTAAATTTATAAATGATGCTAAAGGCGAGAGAGATGTATTTGTTTTAACAGCTAGACCCGCAGACGCTGCTGGACCTATAAAAGAGTTTTTAGACAGTATGGGTTTAAATATTCCATTAGAAAACATAACTGGCTTAGGTGATGGTACAGCTCAAGCAAAGGCTAGATGGATGGTAGATAAAGCTGCTGAGGGTTACAATGATTTTTATTTTGCTGATGATGCTAGTAAAAACGTTAAAGCTGTAAAGCAAGCTTTAGATGTATTAGATGTAAAGTCTAAAGTACAACAAGCTTATGTTAAGTTTAGCAATGCTGATAAACTAAATAAAGATTTTAACGATATAATAGAAAATGCCACTGGTATTGCTTCTGAAAAAATATATGGTAGTGCTAAAGCTCAAGTGGCTGGAGCTAGTAGAGGCAAAGTGTTTAGAGGTATAGCTTATTCCGCTCAAGACTTTGTAGGTTTACTATATGAGACACTGGGTAAAGGGAAGATTGGTGATGCTCAAATGGCTTGGTATAAACAAAACCTATTCGATCCTTATGCTAGAGCTATGAACGATTTATCTTCAGCAAGACTTGCTATGATGAACGATTATAGAGCATTGAAAAAGCAATTAGGTATTGTACCTAAAAACCTACGCAAAAAACTACCTGGAGAACCTTGGACTAGAGAGCAAGCTGTTAGAGTTTATGTTTGGAATAAACAAGGAACTGAAGTACCTGGTATAAGTAAAAATGATTTAAGAGATTTAACTAAATATGTAGCTGAAGACGCTGAGCTACAGGTGTTTGCAGATCAATTAATAGCTATACAAAAAGGTGATATGTACCCTGATCCAGGAGAAAGCTGGGTATCTGGTAGTATATCTACAGACATGTTAAGAGGTTTGAATACTATTAAGAGAGCTAAATACTTAGAGCAATGGCAAGCGAATGTCGATGCTATATTTAGTAAGGAAAATAAAAATAAATTAGAAGCTGCTTACGGTATAAAGTATGTTAAGGCGCTAGAAAATAGTCTAGAGCGTATGAAAACGGGTAGAAATAGATCTTTCTCTGATGATAGTTTAACAGGTAGATTCACTGACTGGCTACAAGGTAGTGTTGGTGCTATAATGTTCTTTAACACTAGATCAGCTGTGCTTCAAACTTTATCTGCTGTCAACTTCGTTAACTTTACCGATAATAATCCTTACGCCGCGGCTAAAGCTTTTGCTAACCAAAAACAATACTGGAAAGACTTTACGACATTAATGAACTCAGACTTCTTGAAAGAACGTAGATCTGGTCTACGTATGAATGTAAATGAAGCTGATATAGCAGATATGGCTAAACAAGAAGGACCAAGAGGTGTTATAAATAAACTATTACAATTAGGTTTTGCACCTACACAGATAGCGGATAGTTTTGCTATTGCATCTGGAGGAGCTACTTTCTATAGAAATAGAATCAAGACTTACACTAAACAAGGTTTAGATCAGGCTCAAGCAGAGGAGAGAGCTTTTCAAGATTTTAGAGAAAACGCTGAAGAGTCTCAACAGTCATCTAGACCAGATAAGATATCAATGCAGCAAGCTGGACCATTAGGTAGGTTGATACTAGCATTTGCTAATACACCTGCTCAGTATGCTAGACTCACCGATAAAGCAATACGTGATCTTAAAAACGGTAGAGGTGATGCTAAGACTAATATAAGTAAAATAATATACTACACTACAGTTCAAAACATTATATTTAATGCTGTGCAACAAGCTTTATTTGCTATGGCATTTGGTGATGAAGAACCTGAAGACGAAAAGAAACAAGAAAAGTATATTGGTATTGCTAATGGTATGGCTGATTCACTACTAAGAGGTACGGGTGTTGCAGGATCTGTTATATCTGTAGGTAAAAATGCCGTTATAAGAATAATCAATGAGTCTAAAAAGAAAAGACCTAAGTATGAAAAAGTTGGTTATGAGCTAACTAAAATATCTCCACCTGTATCAGCTAAGTTATCTCGTATAAATCAAGCTGCTAGAGCTTACGAGTGGAATAAAGAAGAGATGATGACAAAAGGTTTTAGCTTAGATAATCCAGCATTTTTAGCTGGTGGTAATGTAGTATCTGCTTTTACAAATATACCTTTAGATAGAGTTGTTAAAAAAGTAAACAACGTAACTAAAGCAACAGAGAGTGATATGGAGCTATGGGAAAGAGTAGCATTGTTTGCTGGTTGGCAAGACTGGGAATTAGGTATAAAAGAAAAGGAAAAACCTAAAAAAAGAAAGCTTATAAAAAGAAAACAAGTATTTAAAACAAGAAAATTTAAAACAAGAAGATTTAACTAAGATACTATGAATCAAGAATCACCATTATTAGGAAAAATAAGTGCAGCTTGTAAATCTGCAGCAAAAAGAAAATTTAAAGTATGGCCATCAGCATACGCTTCAGGTTGGGGAGTACGCTGTACTAAAGCTGGTGGACCTGGTAAAATCGGTAAAAAGAAAAAATAATGTATACACAAAACTCTCCATTTAAAAAGAAAGGCAAGGTAAAAGGTGGTGGCACTAAAAAAGTATGCTTACCTGCTGCTAAAGTAAGATCAATGAGTAAGGCAGAAAAAGATAAAGTTGTTAGGGCTAAGAAGTCAGCTGCTGCTAAAGGTGAATATAAAAGATCAAGTAAATCAAATGTTAAAGGAGCTAGAAAAAAGGGAGCTACTTTACGTGACTGGTTTGAAAAAGAAAATTGGATAAACGTACAAACAGGAGAAGCATGCGGAAAATAATAGATAAATTACAATCAGCTTGGAATAAGTTGCTTTACAAACTAATGTTTAAAAAGTATAAATAAAACTATGACTAATATATCAGAAAATACTCAAGTCACTTTGGATTTAAAAACTATAAGTATAATACTTGTTGGGGCAGTGTCTTTAGCTTCAGTGTATTTTACCCTGCAGTCAGACATACAGATTGCAAAAGAATTACCTAAGCCAACTATAGATAGAACGGAATATGATTTAAAAGATCAATTAATTCGTGAAACTATAATGAATATGAATGAGAAAGTGGATAAGAACAGTAAAAAGCTAGATAAGATAGATGAAAAACTATTTGAAATAATAAATAAATAACCATGAAAAATATTTTAATTTTAATTGCACTTTTATTTTCTTTAAACACGTTCTCGCAAGAACCAACGTTGCTTTATATGAATTCGAGTTGGAACAATAAAAACGATTACAAACAATTAAGCTCAATAAAAGGGGTTAAAATAATTAAAGTCGACTACGACTCGCAACCTAAAAAATTTAAAGATAAAATAAAATCCGTACCAGCTATAATACTATTTGACAAAAAAAAGAAGTTAAGAAAGATATGGCAAGCAGGTATATCAATGAAGTTAATTTTAGATCCTAAAGAAATACAAAAAATAGTAGATATAATAAAATAGGAGCAAAATATAATGGGCGTACCATACCCAAAAGTTCCTGTAACCAAGAAAGGGCCCTCATATCGAGAGCCCTTTTTAGTATACATGTATAGCATAATTATCCGTCACATGCTAGACAATCTTCATTCATAGCTTGTTGAGCTATATCACCACGTAAAACAGATTCTGTTCTAGTATAATACAAGGTTTTAACACCTTTTTTCCAAGCATCAAAATGAACTTTGTTTAACCACTTTGGTGTAGCTTCAGATGGAAAAGCTAAGTTTAAGCTAACAGACTGATCTATATACTGTTGTCTTAAACCTGCTTGATTAACTAGTTCTAGTTGGTTAATTTCTTTAAAAGTTTTAAAAACTTCTTTAGCTGGAATGTCATGACCCATAGTAATATTATCCAGAGCATCGATACCTTGTACGCTGCCTCCGTCAGCCAGTATTTTATTCCATATCTCACTATTGTTTAATTTATGTTTCTTTAATAATTTAACTAACGTCGGGTTTTTCCTAATAAAAGTCCCTTTCGAACTTTGCTCTGTAAAAACATTTGCAGCCCACGGCTCAATACCCGGTGAAACATTACCACTAAGCTTACTATTAGAAACAGTAGGAGCGATAGCACGGAGATGAGTATTACGCATACCGGTACCAATACACCATAAAGGCTCTCCATAAATCTCTGCCAAATCTCTCGAGGCTCTTTCACTTTCGATTTTAATCTGAGAAAATATTTTCCTAGTTTCAAACTGAGCAAGTAAACCTTCAAAAGGTATACCCTTTTCTTGGAGATACGTGTGCCATCCAAGTACACCCAGCCCGAGTGCTCTTCCTTTTTGAGCAGAACGAATGGCATTTTCAAAACCTCTAAGTCCTTTTGCTCTTTGAATAAATTCCTCCATAACCCCGTCAAGAAACCACGTAGCGTGGTATATAAGGTTAGTGTCTTTCCATTCGTCATATTTAGCTAAGTTTAATGATGATAAACAGCATACAAAACTATGGTTTTCATCTGTTGTTAAAGTTATCTCTGAACATATGTTAGTCATATGAACTTTTAATCCGTTGTCTTTATATGCCGCTGGATTTGCTTTGTTAACATTTCCTTTAAACATAATATACGGTTCTCCAGTTGCTTTTCGCTTTCTAAGTAGTTTACTCCATCTAGATCTTGCTTCCTTATCTCCCCATTCAAGCTTTCGCATAAACTTATCACCAACAACTGCGCACTGATGTAGATTAAGCGATTGTCTGTTAACATCTCCTTTAGGTTCCCTGATTTCAAGCCACTCCTCGAAGTCATCATGTTCAATGTTGATATTAACTGAGGCAGCTCCACGACGGACACTCCCTTGATTAGTTGCAAGAATTGTTGAGTCATATATCTTGCAGAAAGGTACGACTCCGTCTGATGTTCCATTACCTGTTATTCTAGCGCCAGCGGGTCTTATTTGATTTACACCGATACCAACTCCACCGCCGTGCTTAGCGAGTAGCATCATCTCTAAATTTTTCTGTCCTATGTCTTGGATGCTGTCAGCAACGTCGATACCAAAGCAACTAATAGGAAGGCCCCGATCTGTACCAGTATTGGAAAGAACTGGAGAAGCAAGACAAAGCCAACCATTCCAAATATAGTTAAAAAAAGTTTCAGCCATCTCCGGTTTATATAACCTACGAGCAACTGTTTTAGCGACTCTTTGGTATGCCTCTCTAGGCGTCTCTCCGTCAAGTAAATATCCCCCGGATATTGTCTTCTTGTATACGTCCGTATTACCCCACGCAGGGTAATCTTCTCCTTTTTTCCATTCATTATTCCACATTATGTTATTAAATGTATTAACCAGGCGATAAGCCCATTTATATTTAAAGCTACTAGATTCCATTGTTTTCTAGAGCTTGTTTGTATTACTACTAATATAAAACCTATTATATAAAGTTTAGGCTCTATAGTCCATTGGGCAGCGATTAAAAAACCGCTACCCATATAACCTGCTCTAGTCGCTAGTCGTTTCCAAGGACTTAACCTCTTCTGCCTCACTAACTTGCTTAGCAGCTTGCTCCTTAACTCTTTCGATCGCTTTATCATAACCTGGCATATGTTTTATTGTTTCTAATACGCCTAAAGCTATTGTAGTTGCTTGGCTTAACTCACTTATTAGTTTTTGATTGATTAACCCTAGAGTCTCAATCTTATTCCTCATTTTAATTAGTTCACTTTCTTTCATATAATTGCTTTATAATTTCATGATTAGTTATATTTATTTTACCACATGTCATCGAAGTCTTCGCCTTCGTTTGCTTTCGAGTAATCTGTTGGACGAATAGCAAAGAAATCAGTATG